TAGAGGTGGAATAAATGGAATGAGTTTAGGAAAGTGGGCTAGGTGTGAACCGGTAATACTTCATGAACTAGCCCATAACTTAGTTCCTCGTTCCTGCCCTACGGCTTCCGCCCACGGTCCTGAGTTTGCTGGCGTGTTTCATTACTTAGTCCAGCAAGTAATGGGTAAAGAAGAGGCCTTAAAGTTAAAAGCCTCTTTCAAAGAAAATAAAGTGCGAATGAATAGAAAGGCGATACCAAGCCCGCAATTCATTAGCGAACGAAAGCAAGAATCTCAACGTAAGAAAATAAAGTATGAAGCCCTCGATAGAACCGCTTTGATAATACTGCGAACTTATTTTGAGCGAGCAGTTAGTTCAGGGTTGTTAGGCGAGGTTGGAAGTAAATCAAGAAACGACGCTAGGAAAATCCTACGTCAGTTGAAAAAATAAACTAAGGAGACGGATATGTATAACGATATAAAAATAACTGAATGGTTGAACGAGTTGGTCTTTGAGACTGATAAGAAGCCTAAAGAGTTTAGGTTCTTTGGGCTTAATGCGACTATTCAAGTACGGCGTAAAGGCGGAACTTACAGGGAGCAAAATAGTAAAAGCCACCTGTCAGTTTATATGAAAGAAGAATCTGTATGGGATAACTTAATGAACCGACGTAATCGTCCGACCAAGATATGGAAAATGGTTGGCGAGACCGCTTTGGCTTCATTAGGTATGGAAGAAGAGTTATTCGCCAAGATGTATTGGAATCAGAAGGCTGGGTGCAGTTGCAGTTGCTCTCCTGCTTTCGTAATGCCCAATCTCTTTGGCTATTACTTTTCAATATCAGTCGAGGCAGATCCAATGCTAGAGAAGGCTGATAAAGAACTTCCTGACCGCGAGCCTCTACTCATTAGTGATAAAGAAGAGGCCTTACTGAGAGGAACTCCGCTTAATGTCTAATGTAACTAAATTGCCTACTTGTAAAGGCTGTGAGAGGCAAGCAGTTGAGGTCTATGACCTTAAATATAACTTAACTTACTTCTGCCATTACTGCCGTAAGCGAGTTATATCAGAGCAAGAAGTCCAAGCATGGTTCGAAAGTGGGCCAATTGATAAAGAAACTCTTGAGATGGCTTTATCGCTAATTCAAGGGAATAAAAATGGCTAAAAAGTATAAGTGTTTCGATTGCGGAAAGATTTTTCTAAAGCAATGGGAGTCAATGCTTCATACTTCAAATGTCCATATGGGAGAGCCTGTTGTAAGGCCTGTTGCCTGCGCAAGGTGCGCAAGCGATATAGATATACGAAATGGAACTTGCTTAGCCTGCGGCTATATTATTTCTGCTGGCTGGGCAGTTCCAACTAACTAAGGAAACGGAGGTACTAATGGGATATAAATATCTAAAAATAGATGAGAGCGGAAAAGTAATACCCTCTCACCAATATGACCAAGAAGCAGTTTCATATGACATCAGAAAAACCAAAGGCGTTTTTTCTGGCGTATATGTGAGGCGTGAAATTGGTTATGCCAGTACTAAAGGCGGTAGAAAGAACTACTTCGATATAGACGATAGCACCCAAAGTGACGGGGCGTTTGTCGTTTCATGGAAGAATGTTTATGTGGCACCCCGCCCTGCTGAATCGAAAGACGGGAAAATAGTCTTAGATTATCAAGCCGATATGGTATTGAATATCAAACTCGGTGAATTCCAAAAACTTAAAGACGCAGAACTTTACGCGATAAAGTTTGCCCTTGATTTTGGAAGTGTTAAACCTTTCTATGGATATCACCCTTTATTCGAAAAGAAAGGTTTAACGATAGAAGATATACCTACGGTCTTTACTTGGGACGGTGGTAGCAGACCTATCGAAATAAAATGCCCTAGGGTAGATAAAAAAATACTACAAGAAAATAAGGAGAAGGCAGAGCGCCGTCTCTTAGAAAAAGAAGCAAGACTAAACGGAAAGGAGGACACACGAATTATGGTTAAAGTTCTACTAAATATAAACCTGAACGACTTAAATGAAGCGCTTGCTAGCCATCTAGAAAATGAAGTAAGCGTTATTGATGGAGTAGGGGCTGATGGAGACTCTACTTACAATGTTGATGAGGTCGATGTCAAGGTCGAATCAACTGGAGCCATTGAGGCTACTTTCTATCTCGAGAGAGAGTCAGGCAAGTTTGCTAGCGCTGATGACTTAAGAGCGGAAATAGCAAATCAAATAGGTACTAACGCAACGGTAGAGATACCGATTGAATTAGTAGAGTAGAAAGGTACTGATATGGGACTAGATATGTACTTAGAAGCAAAGCGTTCTTATAGTGGCTATGACTATGAGGGCAGCGATAGAAAAAATGAACTGAGGTCGTTGTTAACGAATGTAAGAGTTCTAGATAACTACGACCTTAATTCCCCTTACGCCACAGTAAGTTTTACTGTTGGTTATTGGCGGAAAATGAACGCTGTTCATGGTTGGTTCCACCGCAATTGTGGAACTCCTGATAATGATATCTCTTTTTTGGTTTCTAGAGATCATTTAGAAAAGTTAAGAAGGGATTGTGCTGAGGCTTTAATTATCAAGCCTGAAATGGTATCAGTGGGACAGTCGTCCCATATCGATCTGAAAAATATTGCTAAAGCAGATCTTGCCCAAGCAATTAAAGACTCTATCGTTATTGAAAGCCACCGCAAGGAGTTCAATGACCTAAACGATAAAGACCCTTTAAGGCCAACTAGCGGCTTCTTTTTTGGGAATACTGAAAAAGATGATCGGTATTACGATGGACTGAACCGCACTATAGCAATATGCGACAAGGCCTTAGCACTTAATGAGTCTTGGCGCTTTACCTACGAAGCAAGTTACTAACTAAGGAGACGGAAATGGCTACAACGCTACTGCTAAACGATAAAGGTATGTATGAAAGTATGTTCATTAAGCCAAGAGATGTAAGAGAGGCTTTAATGGGCATGTATATGCCTGATGTATGGACGCAAGTAACTGTTAACTTAAACTATAGAGAAGAAAGATGGTTTCATAATCCAACTGAAACTGAAATCCTATTCTCTGTTGATACCTCTATGCCAATGAACCCTGTAAAGGTAGTGCTAAGTCAAGGCAATGTTTGCTTAGTACAGTTAGAGGTAATGGGCTTAGACGCTCAAGGCTACGCTTCAATGATAAGTATTTTACTTACCAACATGGAAGTGACTAAGCCTGTTAGGCCTAGAGCCGTTAAGTAAATAGAAAGGACTTAGGAAATGTCTTAAGTCCTGTCGGTGCTAGAGGCTATTCTAATGACTGACCGCTTTAGTAGGGCATTACTGAAAAGTAGTGCCTTGCTATGGTGAGCAGAAGTTCACCAATAAAAAGAAAGGAATAAAATGTCGACAACCTGCTTCAAGATATCTTTTGGTGGAAAATTGGCAGAGCAATTACAACCTGCGATTGAAACGCACCGTAATAGTTCTGACCTTGGCCGCCAAAGTTTGGCTAAAGCGTTTGACGAACGCGGAACGGTTAGTCGCGGTGGAGGAATCCAGTCGCGAATACTTTTAACTGTTCCTGAAATCAAGTTGTTTCTCGGGGACGTTAATGACCTATACAAAGCCCATGCTGGTATCGAGGAGATACTAGTAAAGGCTCAGCGGAATCGCTTAGTAGGTATTCAAGCGAACCGTACGAAGAAAAAGTTAGAAAGCGTACTAGCGACCGCTGGCGCTTAATAAACTGAAAAGAGGATACGGAATGAATACGTGTAAGAGGTGCGGGAGCAATCAAATACAAATTATCAATGTCTGTACTTTCAAGGCAGGTTCTTTCAAAGTTATTCATAACTGTCTTGAGTGTGCAACTAATTGGACTACTTATCCGCCGTTGGTATGGATTGAAAATGAACCTGTTATGGCTGGGAAGGTTCTTTCATGAAAACGGAAGTTAAATTAGTAATAGAAGATAGAGCGTTATGGGAGTTGAAAGACGCTCTGAATCTATACGGCATTAAGTATTGGATAGTAGAAACTAAAGAGGCCAAAAAGTCTGCTTGAGTACTTTAATCGGGCTTTACTGAAAAGTAGAGCGCGGTTATGGTAAGCAAAGCGCTTGCCAATACGAAACAAAGGAACGGAACCCAAAATGGCGCATCAAATAGAGCAATTCGAGGACGGAACAAGCGCGTTCTTTTCTGCCCGCGAGTTACCTTGGCATAAATTAGGAACTGTTACGGCTAATGCCTTAACGGCTCAGGAAGCAATTACTACTGCTCAGCAAGATTGGTTAGTAGAAAAGCGTCCAATTTATACCAAGTTAGAAGACGGAACTTATTTGGCAGTTAAAGATAAGTTTGCAACAGTTCGTAATCACCCTAAGGCTGGCTACTCAGCCCTTGGAGTTGTAGGTAATCAGTATGTGCCTGTTCAGAATATGGAAGCGTTTGAAATACTAGACGCTATCAGAGATGATTCAGGTGCGGTTTATGAAACGGCTGGCTCTTTATATCAAGGCAAGCGCGTATTCATAAGTATGAAGTTACCTAATACCTTAAAGTTCGCTGGCGGATCAGATAATGTTGATTTGTATATTCTGGCTAGCAACTCCCACGATTCATCAACCGCATTCCAGTTGATGGTTACTCCTATTCGCGTTGTATGTGCTAATACTTTAGCGATGGCGGTAGGAAATCATAAGCGAGTAATTAACTTAAAGCACACTCGTAACGTTAAGTCAAGAGTAACTGAGGCTAGAGATGCCCTCGGTCTTACTTTTGCCTACGTTGAAGAGTTTGAGAAGCAAGTAGAAAAGTTAATTAGCAGCCCTATGAGTAATGCTGAGTTCGGTTCCTATATTGAAAAGTTATATGAAGTAAAAGGAACAACCAAGAAGCAAGAAACTCGTACTGAAAAAGTCCAAGACGAAGTTAAAGCCCTTTGGAATGCGCCTACTCAGGCGAATATAAAAGGAACTCGTTGGGCGGCTTACAATGCAGTCGTTGAGTATGTTGATTGGGGTATGGCAATGAGATTAACTAAGAAAATCTCTGAGAGCGAAGCCCGAGCAATTCGCACGATGACTGGTGGCGCTGATCTAGTTAAGAACCGCGCAATGAAACTACTAGTTAAGTAATCCATAAAAATGTGGAACACATTACGGACGGAAATTCGTAATGTGTTCCACGGATGGAACCGCTTAATGGGTAGGCAAAGATTAGTTAATAAACTAAAAAACTACAAGTTAGGAGATTTAAGATGGATACCTTACTACCAATGACCCCTTTGGAAAGTTGGCTTTTAATCGCGACAATCTTTGGGCTGGTCAGTTCCTTTGTCTATTATTTGAGATGGAAGGAACTAAAGCAAGCAAGTGAGCGCAGAGAGCGCTTTGCTTGGTCGCGTTTAGCCGAAAATGAACTCACAATTGTTAGGAGAAGTGATGGAAATTAGGAGCCAGCAAGACAAAGCAGACCTAATTGCTTCTTTTATCAAAACTGGATACACCCCTGAATTGGCTACGCAAATAGCCAATTTATTCTCAAGCAAAACTAACCGAAAGGAAACGGAAAATGACGGAAATAATCAACGAACCGATAACGGTTCTATTAAATAAAGTAATGAAAGAGGTTCAGCCAGTTGCTAAAACTGACCGCAATGTGGCTCAGAACTTCAACTTTAGGGGAATTGACGCGGTTGTAAATGCCGTATCTCCTGCCCTAAAAAAATATGGAGTAATCGTAATACCGAATGTGGTGACTTATGATTATTCGTCAGTTGAAGTAGGAATAAAAAGAACCCAAATGGGGCATGCTCGCTTAACTGTTGAGTATTCCTTTTACGGTCCTATGGGCGACTTTTTAACTACTTGCGTAGCAAGCGAGGCGATGGACTCAGGAGATAAAGCAACCGCAAAGGCTATGAGCGTTGCCTTCCGTATTGCTTTACTCCAAGCCCTTGCTTTACCTACTGATGAAGCAGACCCTGACCATGATACTTATGAAAGGTCCGCCCCTATAAAACTTCTAACTGACGCAGAATTAGACCAGTTATCTTTAGAAGTAAATAGTATCCAAACGGTTGATAAGTTAAGAGAAGTCTATGCGAGTAATAAACTTTATTTAGCGCAGACTTTAATTGACGGAAATACTTTGGACGCTTTATTCAAATCTAGGGCTACTCAATTAACCCCAGTTAAAGAGGAGGTGTCTAGTGGCGCTTAAAGAGTTATCAACTCGGGTCGCGGTACTAACTGCTCTCCGTGATGCTATCGATATAGTAATTGATAGCGAACGAGTAGTTTTAACGAGCGAGTTAACAGACGCTAATCAAGCCTTAGGAGTTAAGCAACTTGATATAACTTTGCCTAATGGTGAAAAAGTAGCGAGTGCCTCTATTGGTAATTCTGAACCTAAACCGTTCGTTACTAATGAAGCGGCTTTTACTCGTTGGGTGGCTGAAAACTTTCCAACGGAAGTAATGCAGACAGTAAGACCTACTTTTAAGAAGGTTTTATTTGAAAGCACCCTAGCAGTTAATCCGCAAGGAGAGGCTGTTTACATAAAGACTGGCGAGGTGATAGATGGCGTAGTTTTTAGCGCCTCTGCTGCTCGTCTTACTTTAAGGTTCAAGAAAGATGGGCGTGAGTTAGTTGCCGAAGCCTTTAATAGAGGAGAACTAGAGCAAGTAATAAGACCGCTATTTAGTCTTCCTGCTGAACTAAAAAGTGTGGAATACTTACCTGATGAGAACTTGGGAGATAGTATTGCCGCTAACGAAGCCCTTGAACCTCAATCATCGGGAGCATTGGGCGGTTAAGGCCAAGAAAGTAAAGCAAGTCAGGGAGTGGACGGCGCTATTAGCCAAGCAAGCGAAAGTGCCTCCGCTTCGTAAGATAACAGTTGAACTTCATTACTGTCCGAGAGATAAAAGAAGGCGCGATCCTCTTAACTTAGTCGCACTTCTTAAACCTATCGAAGATGGATTAGTGGACGCAAAAGTTATTCCTGACGATAACCCGCTTTACTTAGAGCCTATGATGCCTAAGATAGATGAGCCTGATGTTAAAAATACAAAACGAATCTACTTCTATATCCGAGAAATCGAATAGAAGTTTAAGAGATGCTCTATGCGCTAATGAACACCCAAAAGCATTTGATACGATAAATTGGTTAAATGCTCCTGCGCTAGAGATATGTCGCGAATGTCCTGTTAAAGACATTTGTCTAGAAACAGTTAACCCAGCCCGCGCCGCCTTTGATGGGATTGCAGGTGGGTTCTTATGGTTCAATGGTCGCGCTTTACTTAAGGAGTTTTTAGCCTTAAAAGACGACTTGAGGCCTTACGCTAACTATTTTGGCGTTAAAAAGTACTTGAAAAAGATAGGGGTAACTGACATAGAATCATTACCAATAGACCATAAAATAAATAGGTGTAGCAGTTGCGGCAATTGGTGTTATGACCAACCGCAATGCCCTGCATGTATAAAAGGAAACGGAGAAATATGAATACGATACAGACCGCATTTGAGGGAGTGGTAGTTGATGACCCTGTTCTCAAATTTACGAAAACTAATGTCGCTATGGCCAATATCCGAATCGCAGTTAATGAGCGATTGAAAGATAGCGCAACAGGCGAATGGAAAGATGGCGACCCTACTTACTTAACTGTAATGGCTTGGTATCGCTTGGCGGAAAATGCCGCCGATTCTCTCCAACGCGGCGACAGAGTCGTGGTCGTAGGCAAACTAAAAGAGCGGAAATGGGAAGACAAAGAAGGTAAGGCTAGAACCTCTTATGAGGTTTCAGCAGATGCCCTCGGAGTATCTCTCAAATTTAACTCCGCTCAACTAACGCGCTCTAAAGTTTCAAAGGGTGCGAGCAGGTCGGATAAAGCCGACGAACCAAAAGATTGGACTGCCCCATTTTAAGCCAAATACTAATTCGGATAGCCCTGATAGTTCCCCTTCCATTTATACCAGCGGAATTTTCAGGATTAAACGAAGAGTCAGTTCAGGTAGTTTTAGAGGATAAAACAGAAATTGTTATTAGCCTCCGAGGTTTTACTCCTGAATCGGCTCTTGTGTTAGGAGAGGAACTCGCAGTAGAAAGAAATTGGAGTAACGCTCAATTTCTATGCGTGAAGGAGTTATGGATAAAAGAAAGCAACTGGAGATGGGCGGCAGATAATAAAATATCGACTGCCTATGGCATACCGCAAATCTTAGGGCTATCTCCTGACTTAACTCCCGAAGAGCAAATACAGCGAGGATATGATTACGTAGAGCATCGTTACGGAACTGCTTGTAACGCATGGAAGCATTGGCAAGAGAATTTTTACTACTAATGACCCTTGCTAAACGCTCGAAGCCGATACGACAGCGCTCTAAAAAGAGAGCAAAATTGTATCGGACTTCGAGGAGGCAATTAGTCGCAGAAATGCTCGCCTCTAATCCTAAATGTAAGCGGTGTAAAAAGAATCCTTCGCAAGATGTCCATGAGATAAAATCTCGCGCTCGCGGAGGGTCCATTACGGATCCAAGTAATTGCGTGGCATTGTGTCGGACTTGCCATACTTTTATTACGCAAAATCCAAAGATAGCCCACGAAGAGGGATGGAGTAAAAACTCATGGGAGTAAAAGGTTCAGTTAAGAAAGACCGCACAAGTCAGCCTAAAAAAAAGGAAACTATATTGTTAATGGATATGGTTTTTGAATTAGTAATAGACCCTGAAAACGAATATATGCGACACCTTTTAGAGATAGAAGAAAGCCAGCGTAGGTACATGCTTAATCAGATGCTAAAAAACTTACTAGGCCCACCAGTTGAAAAAGCCTTAATAAATTTGAACGCAGGCAACTCAGGCTTCGCAGTTGTTAGGCTTGCTAATGGGTGACTTAATTTACTTACATAATGTAAAAGTAGATATCTGCGACTATTGCCAACAGTACGGTGTAGAAAGTATAGGGCAAATGTCTAAAGATATTTTTAATGAAGCAGTCATTTTTAAGTGCTTCAATTGCTTATCAGTTGATAAAGATAGCGATATTCCTACCGCCTTAAGTCCACAAGACCAAAATAAAGCAGGGTGGTGCGAACATGGACGGAGAACTTTAAGTCAAGGCATGGCTAAAAGTACTGGCAAGCCTTGGCGTAAGGAAGATTGTCCTGTGAAAGTTTGTCGCCCTATTTGGTGGTATTGGCAAGGGCAAATCCGTTGCTGGATTTCACCTAGGGAAAATAACGATTATCTGTAAGACCACCGAGTTCTTTAGATACCGCCTCAGACCGCAGAGAACGCTCTCTGCTGCCTTTGCACCCTGCTCCCCTACCTAAATACCCTCTACCTATAGACACCGCAGAGAACGCGATCTCATGCGATTCTCAAGGTAGGGGTTATTGGGATATCAAGATTTCAGGCAAGCCGCTCAGAACGCAAGAGAGCAGGTTTCAGATATACCGCTAGAGGTATGGTTGGATAGGTTTATGAAAATCGTAGCGGCAATTGGAACTTCAGGCTCGGCTTTGGAAATTATTAACACAGAACTCTACCCAAACATTTTAAGTTCATTTGCTTACCCAAGAGGACTAGACAATATAAGTTACATACCTGATTATTTGATTATTGACTCAGGGGCTTTTACTGCATGGAATATCGGCAAGCAAGTAGATCTAGTTAAGTATGCGGAGTATGTATTGCAAAGAAAAGAAAGATTCACAGAATTGAAAGCAGTTAACTTGGATGTAATTCCTGGAGAGGTTGGCAGAACTTCAACTAAAAAGGAACGAGCCAAAGGGATTAAAGACAGTCTTAAAAACGCCGATTATTTAAGAGCGCAAGGTATAGAAGTAATGGAAGTGTTTCATCAAGACGAACCGCGAGCCTTTTTAGATACTTTATGCGATAGATTACCAATTGGTGGGATTTTATGTATTAGCCCTCGGAATGACGTTCATCAAAACGAAAAGATAAAATGGCAAAATACTGTGCTAAGGCATTTATGCGAAAGATATGGCCCTACAAATTTGCCGCGCATGCACGGACTCGCAGTAACAGCCGTTAACTTAATGAGAACTTTCCCCTATTATTCAGTTGATAGTAGTTCATGGATGAGCCCAAGCATGTGGGGGCGGTTCATAAATGAAGATGGAAGATTTGTCCGTATGGAAACAGCGTTCCCAAAAAATCCTAGGGGCAAAGAAGCAGAAAGCATAACTAATTTAATGACGAGGGAGGGATTACGACATTGGAAGCACATCGGAATGAGCAACCAAAATCTTTGGTTGAAGCGTGGCGTGAAATGGCGGGATTAGAAGTTATTCCAGCCGACATGAAACATATGCGGGGAGTTATGAAGTTATGTTCCAAGACAGAGTTTTCTTTACCTGCTAATACGACTATACGGAGTATTGCCGAAGGTAGATTATTCGTTGGCTTGCTTGATAACTTAATGGTCGGTTTTATAGAATTTGATATCCACCACCGCTCAACTTGGACTATCGAGAGGTTAGTAATAGCCAAGCCTATTAGGAACCATAAAATTGGAAGCAGTTTAGTTAGCGCTTTAGTTGATGAGGCTCAAAGCATCGGGAAAAGGGTAGAAGTAACGATTTCTAATGAAAACGATAAGTTAGTCGAATTTTTCATAAAAAATCACTTTACAACTAAAGAAATTCAAAGAAATCCTAATAATAAGTTAAATTATGTAATGGAACGGCTTAGTTCATGGTAGCCCTAGATGTAAGCAAGGTGGTAGTTGTTAAAGCAGAATTAAAGCATTTCAAGTCAGTCGTCTTTATTGCTAGGGAAGATATTGACTTGCTTGGCTGGCTCCCTACAACCGCTTTCAAGAATGCTATTGAAAAGGGTCATATTTTAGTTGCGGCCGATGAAAAAAGGGTTTATGGCTTTGTAGAGTTTGGTGCCGTTACCAAGCCTAAATGGACTATTCATAAAATTGCCGTAATCAAACCCGCTAGGCGCTACGGTATCGGAGGACTTTTAATAGAAGGACTAATTAAATTAGCAGGAGAAATAGGGGCGGGAGTACGCTTAAAAGTAACTGAAGATAACGAAAACGCTATAAAGTTCTATCAAAGGTATGGTTTTGCCCTAATTGAAGTTGAGCAGTCCAAAACGCGTAAATTATGGGTAATGGAAACTAAGCCCAGCGCTACCATTTAGAAGTCAAATTTGATAGGTTGTCCCTATGAGAAATGAGGCGGTATGGAACTGATAGTAACTAATTTACCTATAACAAAAGTAACACCCAACCCTTGGAACCCTAACAGACAAACAGAGCGTCAATATGCTGCTGAAATGGAGTCAATTTGCGATAATGGTTTCGTAATGCCGATAATAGTCCGCAAGCACCCTGACAAAAAAGGTTTTTTTGAGATAGTCGACGGCGAGCATAGGTGGAAGGCTTTACAACAAATTGCGGTTGAAAATAAACAAGGCAAAGGCAATGTTCCTGATTTATTAGAGAAGAAAGAAATTCCTGCCATTATTTTGGCAATAGATGAGGCTAAAGCAAAGCGCTTAACTGTAATTATGAACGAAACTAGAGGCCGAGCCGACTTAACTAGTTTAGGAACTTTATTAGCAGAACTGGCTCCAGAATTTGGAGATGATTTAATAATTGGCCTTCCTTATACCCCTGAACAATTGAATGAAATTTTAGATATTGCTAAATTTGATTGGACCGAGTTAGAAACTATGCCTGATGGGGAAGAACTTTATACGCAAGAAGAAGAAGCGTTCAAAGTAGTTGCGGTTTTAGATAGCGAAACTCAACAAAAATGGCAGAACGCTATGGCATTAAAGAAACAAGAATTCCCAAGCGATACCAAAGTAGCGGCAGGTCTGCTAATAAAGGAATTGCTGGAGAATAAATAAAAGTAATGGGGTCGTAGAACCCCCATTAACAAAACTAAGGAGAAAAATGACTGACCTAACAAAAGACTTAACCATCTTAGGAAACAAAGTAGACGGCTCGATTACGGCCGACCAACTCGAGAAGTTTCCCGCGCCTTCAGTTGCTTTAGTAAGTTTCGTAACTGATGAGTTATGCGCCCTATGCCCAGTAACTAACCAGCCAGATATTTACACTTTAGAGTTAACTTATACACCTAAAGAATTCTGCGTGGAAAGTAAATCGCTGAAACTTTACTTAATGAGTTTTAGAAATACAGGTATGTTCGGAGAGGCTATTACAGCGAAGATTGCTGACGATTTTTATACTGCGATTGACCCAAAGCAAGTATCAGTAACTACAGTACAGCAAATAAGAGGCGGTCTTCGTATGACTTCCACCGCTACGAAAGGACTCCTTTAATTGCCGAAAGCAACCTTAGTAACTAGTGGCGGTATGGACTCCGTAACTATGGCTTATTACTACAAATCAAAAGGGTATGAAGTCCATTTAGTTGGCTTTGATTATGGTCAGCGTCATTCGAAAGAGTTACAAAGTCTATTAAAAGTAGCGGTCCAGTTAGGTGCTGCGGTAGATATTATTGACTTAAGCGTCATTAAGCACTTAATTGGCACAAGCAGTCTAACTTCAGATGACATTGTCGTTCCTGATGGTCATTACGCAAAAGAAACTATGCGTATAACAGTTGTACCTAATAGAAACGCCATGATGTTAAGTATTGCTACGGCTATCGGTGTAGCAGAAGGAGCCGAAGTAGTTGCGACAGGTATCCATGCTGGAGATCATTTTATTTATCCCGATTGCCGTCCTGCCTTTTTTGAACCTCTAAACGAAGCGTTCGTAAAAGGAAACGAAGGGCATGCGGTTAGCAACTTCCGCTTAGAAGCGCCTTTTATTACTAAAACTAAAGCAGATATTGCTAAGTTGGGAGATGACTTAGGAGTTCCTTATGAACTTACTTGGTCTTGCTATAAAGGTGGAGAAGTTCATTGCGGGAGGTGCGGAACTTGTGTGGAAAGAATTGAAGCGTTTTTAGTTGCTGAAGTTACTGACCCTACCGAGTATGAAAATGGTATCGAATTTGCCCTAGAAGAGATTGAGAAAAAGGCCAATGTTTAGAAGTACAAAGCAATATGGTCATGAAGTAGGGCTTACGACTGCTTTTAGGCAATGGAAAGCAACTAAAAGTCATTGCCAATTCATTCATGGGTATGCGCTCGCTATTAAATTTACTTTTGAGGCTGAGGAATTAGACCAAAGAAATTGGGTAGTTGACTTTGGCGGGCTGAAGTCTTTGAAAAAGAAGTTAGAAAATACTTTTGACCATAAAACTGTGATTGCCTCGGACGACCCTTACTTATCAATATTTGAAAACTTACACGGCTTAGGCATAATTGACTTAACTATTTTGCCTGATGTTGGGTGCGAAAAGTTTGCTGAGTTCGCTTACCGATTAGCGGCAGATACTTTAGAAGAAGAAGGCTTTTCTCCTAGATGTAAAGTAGTTGAGGTAGAAGTAGCCGAGCATGGGGCTAATTCTGCTATTTATCGCCCATGAGTGAAATAGCCAAAGAAGTTCGCTCGCTAAATATAAATGAAATATTTGGCCCTACGATACAAGGGGAAGGTCCTAACACTGGCCGTCTAGTAGGGTTTTTAAGATTAGCGGGATGTAACTTAACTTGTACATGGTGCGATACTCCTTACTCTTGGGATTGGTCTAAGTATGACCGAAGTAAAGAAAGCCATAAGATTATGTGTTCAGATGTGGCTGAAGAAATAGATAAAATGGTGATAGATAGGTTAATAGTTACAGGAGGCGAGCCTTCTTTACAGCAAAAGGGGCTGGTCTATCTTAAATCGTTAATGCCATTAGTCGACTTCGAAATAGAAAGCAACGGAACTTTAACTCCTAGAGAAGATTATATTCAAGCGGTTAATCTTTTTACTATTAGTCCAAAGTTAGGCCATGGCGGAGATGCTTTCAAAGACCGAATTAAAGCAGAGGCTATGAACGCTTATTCCGAATTAGCGTGGGATGGCAAAGCGGTATTTAAGTTTGTTTGCCAAAAGCCTTTAGACTTGAATGAGGTATTAGATTTAGCCCGAATCTATAAAATTCCAAGAGAAGCAATATGGATTATGCCTGAAGGGGCTGACCCTCAAACCCATTTGAAAAATACGGCTTTGCTGGCTGATGCCGTTGTAGAAAAAGGTTGGAACTTATCAACACGGCTTCATGTCCTTGCATGGGGTCAAACGAGGGGAAAGTAATGTTCGATTTAGATGACGATGCCATAGTAGGCGTAAAAATGATTTTAAGGGCATTAGGGGAAGATCCTGACCGAGATGGATTAAAAGATACTCCTAAGCGAGTAATCAAAGCCCTCAAAGAGATGACGACTGGTTATCAAGAAGACCCAGCAATCATGCTAGGAACGACTTTTGACGTTCCCTATGACCAAATGATTATCCTAAAAGATATTCCTTTTGTAAGTATGTGCGAGCACCACATGTTGGCATTTAAGGGAGTTGCGGCTATAGGTTATATTCCAACAGGAAGAGTCGTAGGACTTAGTAAATTGGCTCGAGTGGTTGATACCTTCGCTAAACGCTTACAAGTCCAAGAAAGGCTTACAAGCGATATTGCCTACGCTATCCAAGACCATGTAGAGGCCTCAGGAATTGGAGTTGTAATTAAATCTCACCATACTTGTATGAGCAACAGGGGAGTAAGGAAAACTGGAGAGATGGTGACTTCGGTAATGCTAGGGAGTTTCAGGGCTGAACCCGAAACGCGGCAAGAGTTCCTAAAATTGATTTCGGATTGATTTTTGATACTATTACTAAAACCCTAGGAGTAAAATCGAATGGCAAACACTAAAGGCATTGACCCTGAAGTAATAGACCGAGAGCGGAAAGTCTTAGAGGCTCGCTTACTTGGTCTGCCTTGGGAAACTATTGCTAGGGAAGTTGGCTATGCCAGCGCAGGTGCGGCTTACAATGCTTACTCAAGGGCTTTAGTCCGAACTTTAAGAGAGCCAGCCGAGGAAATTAGGCAACAAGAGTTAGAGCGCTTAGACCGAATGATGACTAGATTTTACAATGATGCCATTAGGACTGGTAATGTAGCGAGCGCCTCTACCACATTAAGAATTATGGAACGAAGGGCAAAACTACTAGGCTTAGATGCGCCTACTAAGATTGATAGCAAGTCTGAAATGACTATTTATTCAGGCGGAGGGGACATTGATGCGGCCGTTGAAGAACTCAGAAAAGTCCTTGCCGAACGAGCAGGCGATAGCCAGATACCTTTGGAGTGATAAATGGGCAAGGCATGCGCAATTAGAACCTGAGGGCGATTGGAACACTTGGCTATTCATGGCAGGTCGCGGAGCAGGTAAGACTAGGACAGCCGCCGAGTGGTTAATTTATCAGGCTTGTAAATATGACTATACAAGATGGGCAGTATTAGCCCCGACCTTTGGAGATGCCCGAGATGTTTGCGCTGAAGGCGAATCAGGCTTACTAAAAGTAGCCGAACGATATCAAATGCTTAAAGCCAAAGGCGGCTATAACTCAACTAAAGGCGAAATAAATTTAACTAATGGAAGCCGTATTAAATTATTCTCAGGAGATGAGCCTGACCGCCTTCGCGGACCTCAGCATCATGGGGCTTGGGTAGATGAGTTAGCCTCTTTCAGATATGACGATGTATGGACGCAAATGCAATTTGGCCTTCGCTTAGGTGTTAAGCCTAAAACTATTATTACTACAACTCCTAAACCTACTGCTTTACTCAGAGATTTATTAACTCGTAAAGATGGCTCAGTTGTCGTTACTAGAGGTAGTACTTTTGATAACGCTGCTAACTTAGCGCCTGCCGCACTCGCAGAATTAGAAAATAGATACGCAGGAACGAGAACAGGTCGCCAAGAGTTATATGGTGAAATGCTTGAAGAGGTAGAGGGCGCTTTATGGACAAGGGGAATGATAGAAAAAACTAGAGTTAGAAAAGATGAGATACCTGACTTACAAAGGATAGTTGTTGCTATTGACCCAGCCGTAACTTCAGGAGAAGATAGCGATGAAACTGGAATTATCGTTGCGGGTATTAGCAGAGATAAACATTATTACGTTTTAGATGATAGAACTATAAGGGCAAGTCCTGATAACTGGGCGAGGCAAGCAGTAAATGCTTATACAGATTGGAAAGCCGACAAGATAGTTGCAGAAACAAATAACGGAGGCGATATGGTAGTTCTAGTCCTAAAACAAGTAGATGCTAACGTTCCTGTTAAGAAAGTAACTGCCTCAAGAGGTAAACATGTAAGAGCGGAACCAGTCTCAGCACTCTATGAACAAGGCCGAGTCCATCATGCTGGAGCATTCCCTAAGTTAGAAGATCAATTAGTTATTTGGACGCCCGATTCAAATGATTCTCCTGACCGCTTAGATGCGCTAGTATGGGCACTTACTGAATTAAGCGGTGGTAAAGATATGCCAGCAGGAATAGTCCCAATGTCCTTTACTCAAACTAATGATTGGAGTATCCCAAGATTATGAACGACCCAAGAGATATTGCTGCTTATGCGGCTCAGTTAGTAACTGGAGATAGGCAGGATACTTACGGCCACCCTTTAGACGACTTTACTAGAGCAGGAAAGATATGGGAAGCAATCTTAGGAGTCCCTGTTACAGCCGAACAAGTTGCCCTATGTATGGTAGGCATTAAAATAAGCCGACAAACGAATACACCTAAAGTAGATAATGTCGTAGATGGTATAGGATATTTTTTAACTTTAGCAATGGTTCAAGAGGAACGAGCCGTAAGAGAGTTAGAGCGGAACAGGAAAGGCGAGAAATGAAAGTACTAGGATTAGATATTAGCATTACTAAGCCTGCGCTAAAAGTAAAGACGGTTAATTGTTTTCATTGCGGGCGAAATGTTATAGTGAAAATTGAAAACGTGCGGGCTTACAATTATTGCTCAGAGTGCTAGCCGTGAAAATATTTTCAGGAAAGTCAGATCGGTGGGGGCTAGGCGTTTTCTATTGTAAGCATGACCAATCCATTAGTTTAGACTTTGCTTGCTGGTATGTTGCTTTCGTATTTTACAAACATTGGGAAAATTAGTCGTCGTCAGGGTCTTGGCGAAATAATATATTACTATCGTTTTCTTCTAAAAGAGCGTCAAATAAGTCATCTATATCTAACTCTTTGATCTTTGGTCCTTTCAAATAAACCCATACCGCAATACCGAGGGCTACTGAGGCTGTAGTCCAAGCAAGGAAAGCAAGGACTAATGCCACCCAACTAACCATTTACTAACTTTCTTTCCTTAGCCGTATCTCTCTCTGTTTGTAATTCTCCAAAAGTTCTACGGTTCATCTTTTTATTAAAGTGCTTAATATTGTTAGCAGGTATGCCTATTTTGTTAGTTGGTAAAGTAATCGCTAATAAATCAGAGGCCTCTTGATTCATATATCCTGCGTCCAAGATAGCAGCATCATCAGGAAAGACATCAGCATGGCGGTCATTTTCTTTATCTACTAAATGGTCCTCTTTGCCGCCCATAGAATATAGATAGCGGAAGTTGGTAGGGCAATTAGGTTCGACCATACGCTTAAATCGACTTACTTCTTTCGTATAAGCGTAAAAATTTACTTCTGGAGTTTGTCTGGCAATATCTAACCAAGCCTCTAAATACTCATCACTAAAAAAGTCCCCTGCGTCATGGATACGAATATGGCGACCTTTCATTTTCTTATGCTGGACTTCAGATAACATTTGAGCCTGCCATTCCTCAATATGGTAAAGAACATACTCTAAGTTTTGGATATGGCGGCCTCTTACGTTGCTGAATAGGTAAGTTCCATTGCGGGCATAGCAGAATGAAGCACAAGCACCTGCAGCAGGGCAAACATTAAAATTAGTTCCATCTGTTAATTTGATAGCAAAGGCAGGAAGGCTCCAGTTATAGATTCCATCAGGTCTTAATTCGCTATTTTGAGATAAAAGTTTTTTAAGCATTCAACTCGTCCTCTGCCCATACCGTTTTAGTTCCTCCGTCATAAGCCTTGGCCCGCCCTTGAGCGACTAAACTCTTATTGAAAGAAGTTCCGTCTGGAAGAAAGATTTCACCTAAGATACGGCCATACTTATCAGGCTTAGTTGTTTGTATTTTCATAGTTGTTCCTTCTAACGCTACCTTTACATACGCTTTAGTTTTCTTTCCTAAAGGAGTATTCTTTTCTGCTGTATCTATTCCTACTAATCTTACCC